CAAGATGCAGTGGCAGTCTTTGATGCCCTTTTGCGTTGAGACTGCAAAATTTTTTGCCCAATATGGGTAATCTAGATTATTGGAGTAAGTCAAAATGGCACTTCTAACGAATGCCAGTACCTCATACGACATCAAGACGTCAGGTACTGAGGAAGATGTAATCGATATTAAGGAGATTGTTTACAATATCTCTCCAACCGAGACCCCGTTTGTAAATTCCGTGGGTACACGAAATGTTACAAATACCGTCTTTGAGTGGATCACCGAAGAACTAAGTGCAACCTCAACAACGACTGATCTGGAAGGGGATGCCATCAGTGCTGCTGCGGCAAGCCTGACCACTCGCAACAGCAACGTCTGCCAGATCATGAGTCGGGCAGTTGCTGTGACAGGAACCCAGTCTGCGATTAAGTTGTATGGCAAGACCTCGCAGATGGCTCACCAGATGGCAAGACGCACCAAGGAACTCAAGCGTAGTGTGGAAGCGGCCTTGTTATCAAACCAGGCCCGAAACAATGGAGCAGCCGCAACTGCCCGTGCATCAGGAATGATCGGATGCTGGTTGGACACGAACACCGATTTTGAATCTGGTGGTGGTGGAGCAGATCCGGTGACATCTGGCTCAACAGCCCGAACGGATTCAGGGACACAACGAGCATTGACTGCCGCAATTATTAACGGAGTCATGCAGAGTGCTTTCACAGAAGGGGGTGAACCAAACTTGTTGATGGTGGGTCCATATAACAAAACCGTTGTTTCAACATTGACCGGACGATCTATCGCACGGGAAATGATTGACAGCAATACAGCCGGTGCGAACGTCACTGTTTTTGCTAGCGATTTTGGAAATTTATCCGTCGTTACAGATAGATTCCAGCGGGAGCGTGATGCCTTCCTGATCGATCCAGAGTATTGGAAAGTGGCCTATCTGCGGAACTTCCAAGTTTCAGAACTTGGAAAAACTGCTGATGCTCAGACCAAGCACTTGGTAGTCGAAATGGGATTGGAAAGCACCCAAGAAGCGGCAAGTGGTGGGATTTTCGACCTCGAAACTTCCTAATTTCTAATTGATCTGCAGGTTTTTAAAATGTTGACAAAGCAACTATTTGATCATCAGGGGAACATCTGGTCGGAGTTTTACGTCGATGAGATTGATCCTCGGAACCTGCAGATACATCACAAAGTCACGCAAGACCTGGAACCGACATTGAAGTTAACCAAGACCTTGCGTGACAACCAACATCTCGATCCATTTGCCAACAAGCAAAGCGGGTGGAAACGGGTTGCGGAGATCCCCCGTGTTCTCTACGACGAACTACACCGTCAAGGGATTACGAAAGACAAGAAGAAATTCAAGCAGTGGTTGAATGATTACCACAATAAACCGTTCCGTGTTTGGGAAGGTCGTCTATGACTTTCGATGAACTGAAATCAAATATTGCAGACTGGCTCAACAGAACGGACCTGACCTCGGTCATTCCCACGTTCATCACACTTGCCGAGGCACGGTTAAACCGACAACTGAGGACGACCAACCAGTACACCAGGGCAGACATCAGTACGTCTGATCAGTACCTGTCCATGCCCTCAGATTTCCTAGAGATGAGGCACATCAGGATTACCTCCCCCAAGGAGAGGGATCTTGTGGAGATTGCAGCTCATGCGATCAATGAGTACACCGATACGAACTTCATAGCATCACTTTCTGATACTTATCCGAGATACTACGTTTACGGAAATGCTCTCAGGATCATCCCCGCACCGAGTGAGTCGATCACATACGAAATGTTTTATTACGCAAAGGTTCCAGCATTGTCCGCAACGAACGCCAGCAACTGGGTCTCAACGAGTCACCCAGACGCATACTTGTATTATTCCTTGCTCCAGGCCGCACCGTATCTTGGGGAAGATGAACGGATCGGAGTCTGGGCACAGCAGGCAGAACGGGCCGTTGCAGAGATCCAGGCCTCGGATGACAGAAGGCGGACGAAGGGGTCACGGCACAGTCTGAATTTTGAGGCCATGTCATGAGTTACCGAGTTCTACCGTATGGACTTGGGCGGTACGACATTGGTCCCTATGTAAAACAATTTTTGTTTCAAACAGAAACAGATCCGACATCAGACTGGACCGAACGGACAAACACAACTGCAGACCTCTGGACGAAACGTCCAGACACCACTCAAGAAACTTGGATCTCGGTAAACGATGGCACTAACTGATTCACCTCCCACCACGACGAACTACAACATCACTTTGCCCGAAGTGGGTAGCGACAGGAACAACTGGGGGAACATACTCAATGCTGCTCTGGAAAGCACTGCCTCCGAGGTCAAGACCGTTGATGACGTACAAGGAGATCCAACCGACAGCAGCACCCCTAGTCTTGCGTACCAATTGACGGGTGCAGTTACGGACGCAGCAAATGCCGAGACGGATGCTGCAACGGCAGTCGATGTAGCTGTTCAGATGGTGAATCAATACCTAGCTGCAGTTGTTTCTGCCGTAAACACCTTGGACACCGAGGTTGGAGATACCTCAACCAGTGGGACGGTTGCTTTCAATGCCAATCAAGCCAAACTTGATGCAGCAAGCGCCAAGACAACAGCAGAAAGTTTAATCTGATGCCTACAACATCAAGTTACTATAGCGATCTGGAGTATCCAACGGTCAATGAAGATGCCAGCACCTATGGCACAATCATCAACACCTATCTTGATGGACTTCTGACCAAACTGAAGACCGTCAGTGATCGAGTGACGAATGCTCAAGCACAGTTGGGGAACATCAATCGAGGGGTGAATGCAGTAGATAATTTAAATTCTTCTTTGGCTGGATCTATCGGATCATCTGCCCTACTACCTGGCACTGGCACAACCCTGTTGCCTGATCCGTATAGTGGAACGTATACAAAAACCACCACCTGGCCTGCATTCACTTCAGAGTTGTCCTCCTATTCACCACCAACCACACAGTCGGAAGTTGAGAGTTTTGACTATCAAGGATTTGCCTCGGCATTGACTACCGAACTGAACCGGATAGATGCAACGGTAACACAGGCCGAAGCGGATATTTTGGCAGCTCAAAAAGACACCTGCAGAGCCAAGAAATACATCGACACCTTTCAAAATGATGGAGTCACAACAAAACAAGCCGTAGTGCAATCGGGGAGTGCCTATCCTTCAGGTAGTTCTGCATCAGCAGGCTCTTGGACTTCCATTGGTACGACTTCCCGCACATTCACGTTTACTCAATCGGGTGGAGCACAGGCGATGTTGAATGCGGGAATCCCTGCGTCTGGTTCCAATCTTTATATTGGTCCAGCGTTTGGGGGAACCCTCGCAAGCGTTCTTTCTACGGCCTCAGTAGGAGATGAAATTTTAACGATTAATACGATTGCGGCTAGTAACTTCACAACAGCATTACGAAACGGTGATCCGATGAGTTATGCCATCAGTACGAGTACAAACTCAGTAACGATTAGTCACACCAGTACGCTGATGTCGAATAACATAGCAGTAAGTTCAGATCTGTATTTTTTGACATATGATGTAGCCCAGGTGACGACATACCCAACGCCAGACCTGTCTGAATGCGAAACCCCTAGCCCGCCTTACTTTATATGAGTGACTTCACGTTAACTACGAATCTAAACCTCAAAAAACCTGCGATTGGTGGCAGTTCGGACAAATGGGGTGAGTATCTCAATTCATCACTAGACGATCTTGATACAGCAGTTGGCAATCTCCAGAATGCCAGCACGTCTCGCAGTTTAGAATCTCTGAACAACGTGTTGGACACAACAGCAACAACAGGGCAACTCCTCCAGTACGACACAGCAAATTGGAAAGCTGCAACGGTCTCGATTCCAGATAACATCCAAGATTTGACAAACGTCACGGTCACATCTCCTGCAGATGGACAGGTGCTGGCATACAGCACATCCAATTCCCGATGGGAGAATCAGACCCCTGGTGCAGCAACCATTCCCGATGGCACGATCACGAATGCCAAACTCGACAGCAGTTTGCAAGGACAGGTTGCACTAATCCTACAGACCACGGGAACCCCAACCGATAACCAGATTGTTCGATATGATTCAACCAGTGCAAACTGGCAATTTGAGGATCTGCCTGGTGGGACAGTCTCGGCATTGAGTGATACGGATGTCAGTGGGATCGCAAACCAAGATGTGCTGGTCTACAACGCCACGTCTGGGAACTGGGTTTCACGTCCGTTGACAATCGCAGATGTGACCAACCTGCAGACGACACTCGATGCAAAACTAGAATCCGCAGACATCTCCGTTTCCAGTTTGAGTGACACAACAATCACCACGACTGCAGACGATTCCTTCCTAGTTTACGATTCCTCTGATTCAAAATGGAAGAATGAAGGGCCGAGTACGGCAAGATCAAGTTTGGGGTTAGGCACAGCAGCGACCACAGCATCCACCGACTACGCTACTAGCGCCCAGGGCGCTACGGCAGACAGTGCTTTGCAAAATTTAATTGATGACAGTACACCTCAACTGGGTGGGAATTTAGATGTCAACGGTAACAGTATCGTAAGCACAAGCAGTGGGAATATTAATATAACTCCGCACGGAGCAGGGGAAATCGTACTGAATGGGTTATCGTTTCCCACGGTAGATGGTCTCTCAGGTTATGTTTTAAAAACAGATGGCTCTGGGAACCTCAGTTGGATCGATAAGAACTCAGGCTCAGTAGTTTCTTTGAGTGTTACGGCTGCAGATGAAATCGGTGTATCCACGATAGTCACTACAGATAGCAATGGGGCCAAATCCTATTCTGTCTCCCTCACGTTAGACGCAACGAATACGTCAGCACATTTAGGATTAGGGAACTTAGCGACACAAGACACAATTACTGAATCCCAGATTTCGGATCTGCAGTCCTACATCACGGCAAGCTCAACCGACACTCTGACGAATAAGAGTGGCAACATCTCAATGTTCACTAATGACAGTGGATACCTGACTGCTGAGACCAACAACCTCAGTACAGTTTCTGGAACCCTTGGGACCGCAAATGGTGGAACAGGACTGACTGCAATCGGAACTGCCAACCAAGTCCTCGCAGTAAACAGTGGTGCAACTGCTTTGGAGTTTCAGACCCTGTCTCTGACTGAGGTGAATGATCTGACGGCCTCAGTGACCTGGGCAAATGTTCCAGATGCCAATATTACCCAGAGTTCAGTCACTCAACACCAAGCTGCACTCAGCATCACCGAGTCCCAAATCTCAGACTTTGGGACTTATTTGACTGCAGAGACTAACGACCTGGGGAGTACGGTTACTGGAACACTTGGGACCGCAAATGGTGGAACAGGACTGACGAGTATCGGCACGGCAGGACAGGTGCTGACAGTCAACTCAGGAGCAACCGCTTTAGAATACCAAACCCCGTCTAGTGGCGGAATCACAGCAGGCAAGGCAATCGCTTTAGCAATGATATTCGGATAACCAAATGGCAGCACCCAACGTAGTCAGCGTCGTAACGATCACCGCAAAAACCGCAGTCCAGGCAGTCGGGACTTCTGCAACGGCAATCGTTACCAACTCAGCAGCCTCTGGCAAAGTGTTCAAGGTCAACACACTTTTGATATCCAACGTAGACGGATCAGCATCCGCAGATGTGACGGTCGATCTCTACCGTTCTAGCACTGCATACCACATCATCAAGACTGCACCAGTACCCGTTGGATCTGCTCTGGATGTCTTGTCTACCGGATCGATTTACTTAGAAGAAGGGGATGCCTTACGGTTGACAGCTAGTGCTGCATCTGACCTAGAGGGGATCTGTTCCTATGAGGAGATTAGCGAATGAGTTACATAGGTGCTAATTCGCAGGGAATCATCGCAAGCATCGATGGTGGCACGATTCAGAACGCAACGATCACAGACAGTGTAATTGTCCCAACAAGCCCGTTTTCGTTTCGCAATAAAATTATTAACGGACATCTAAAATCTAGCAAGGTTATTAACCAACGTGGTGCGTCATCGATTACTGGTGCTACTGGATATACATTTGACAGATGGTACTACGATGGCAGCACTTATCTTTATCAAGGAATTGAAGACGCAAACGTACAGAATGGAACGTATGTGATTAGTTGGGAAGGAAGTGGGATCAGTGCTGCTTGGAAGGTTTCGACAGACAGTACGGCAAACAATGGCCCTGACGCTACAACCGGTTTTACATCAGTTAGTAATGGTGGAACGATTACAGTTAATGAAACAACCGAATTTAGCAAACATCTCTGGGTTCAATTCAGTGGGACACTGAGTAACTTAGATAAAGTCCAAGTGGAACTAGGCACAGTCGCAACACCATTCGAGCATCGACCTATATCGGTAGAACTAAGTTTATGCCAACGGTATTTTGAAAAGATTGGGTATTCGATTGGTGCAGTAGCTGGAAGTGTTGGTAGTAGAGGGACGAGATTTCCGTACAGATTTGCAGTCGATAAAAGGGCTACCCCATCAGTTACTATTTCATCAAGTGCAACAGTCCGGTGTAGCGTTCCAACTGACTCAGAAGTTTACACAACATCTGTAACACTACGAACTACAAACAGTAATACAGACGGTGATGACTATTCTGCCCAAGGCAGTTTTACTGCAGCTATAGAGTTATAAAAAATGTACAAATTACAAGAAAACGATCAGATAGTATTACGCATTGCAGATTACACGTTCATCCCATTCGACCCTGCAAACACCGACTACCAAGCATATCTTCAATGGCTAGCAGAAGGCAACGAACCGCTTCCAGCAGATGAACCGGAGACAACTGAATGAAATGTACACAATTAATTGTTGATTGGCCTCAAGCACCGGATGCCGTATGAGTTTAGCAAGAAATATAGCGGACTTGCCGAATGGAGATGACGCTCCCGTTTATGCTTGTAGAGCATATGTTGTTTTTGACGGGACATTTAGTTTCCCAGATACTTCAACTGCGGTGACATCGAATCCACCAATTTACAAATCAGAAAATATAGCGAGTATTATTGAACATGCAAATAGTGAATATACTGTTAATTTTGACCAAGACATGCCCAACCTACGATATGTTGTAGTCGGGAGTGTAGTAGGGTCTTTAGAAACTAACCTCTTTTCTGTTATCGTTTCTGATAATGCTGCATGTGAAGTTGGGAAGTTTAAGTTTGCGTGCGTCCACGTGTCCGGTGTGGTAGCACCACAAGACCCAATTCAAATTGCGGTAATTCAATAAAGGAACCCAATGAAACTAGCAATTTTTCCAAATACCGAAGGCACAATCAGTGTCCTAGTACCAGCCCCAAACTGTGGACTGAGTTTAATGGATATTTGTCTCAAGGATTGTCCGACCGGAGTCAAATTCAAGATCATCGACAGTAGCGATTTGCCAGCAGACAGAGAATTCCGAAATGCGTGGGACTACGATTTTACCACTAGCTATGATGGGGTGGGAGCGTGATTACAATCAACCTAGACAAAGCCAAAGAAATCAAAAAGGAATCTCTACGACAGGAACGCAAGCCACTCTTAGAAGCGCAGGATGTACTCTATATGAGAGCTCAAGAGAGTGGTAGCGACACAACTGCCATCGTAGCTGAAAAGCAGAGATTACGAGACATCACGATGTTGGTAGATACGGCAACGAGTGTCGAAGACCTTAAAGCCATTTCGATAGAGTCTGACTAATGGCGTACATTGGACAAGTACCTGTCCCTCAAAGTACAGAACGCAGAGTTGAGATCACAGCGACCAGTGGGCAGACATCCTTCAGTGTCGGAACGTATGTTGTAGGGTTTGCAGATTTTTATCTCAATGGGGTTCGTTTAGAAACTGCAGACGTAACTGCTACGGATGGGACAACGGCTACTCTGGCATCTGGTGCTGCGGCTGGTGATGTCTTGACGATGGTTGCTAGAACGCAAACAACAGACGGTTCGGCTGGATTCGCAACTACTTCAGAAGTTCAAGGCACACATACCACAGGCAGCATAACGTCTGGCACAACGGCACTGACGGTTGCCTCTGCAACAGGAATCTCAACAGGTGATTATGTAGTTGGGGAAGGCATCACTCCAGGCACTACGGTTTCCGCAGGAGGTGGTACAACGTCACTGACCCTATCGGCAAATGCTGGTGCGACACTCTCATCAGATCCAGTTGGTTTTTACAAAGCAGACAAGGTGCTGAGTCCTGGACTGGTAGGTAGTCAGTTATGCCGTGCTTGGGTAAATTTTGATGGGACAGGGACGGTGGCAATACGGGCTAGTTTTAATGTAGCTAGCATTACTGACAACGGAACAGGTGACTACACCGTCAACTTTGAGACTGATATGCCTGATGCAAATTATTGTGTTTCAACGGGTATCCGCAAAAACAACACTTTTAATGACGGGAATATGGTTGTGACACTTGGAGCAACAAATACTCAATATGCAACTACAGGGTTCCGCCTGAGTACTCGACAATCAGCACCAAACGGCATCCAAGATGCCGAGTTAGTCTGCTGTGCCATCTTCCGCTAGCAAAATCACTAGTATCCATTAACGAGTAAATAGGCCGAGCATATGCCCGACATGGTTCAAGTCCTCTCTGATTTAGGGGGCACATTAGGAAGTCTCTTAGCAGCATTTATCTATATCTGGCATCTTCAGAAATCATTTCAGACAGAACGGGATGGATACCGTGAAGAGCGAGATCAACTGAGGAAGGAGGCACTGGACGAAAGAACCCGATGGGTTGAGAAAGATTCTGAAGCAGACCTCAGAATGATTGAGTTGCAACAATCGAGTTACCAGTCTTTGATGGGAGTGATGCAGGATACTGCGAAAGTCCTGCAGGATTTACATAGTAGTATAAATGAGCTGAAGGTTATGATTGGGGACGCAAAGAAGTGAGACATCTACTGTTCCTCCTACTGTTTTTCACAACAACCGTCCAGGCGCACGATGAGTTGGAGTACAAGACACACTTCCTTTTTACATGGTCAGGGAACTGTGTCCAGAAGATCCTCCCAGACTTCCAACGACAGGGGATGCCGTACCTGTTTGCTCTCAGCATGGCAAGCCAAGGGTGCGGATGTGTGATTGATGAATTTAGAAAGAAACACACAAAGAACGAGGTGCTGGGATTCAGTGAGAAGGAACGGTTGGAAAAATCCATGTACTACACACAGATTTGTGCTGGACAAGTTCGGGAGATGTGATGTCAGTCAGTGAATCAAAAAATTTCAGCCGTAAGGAACTGCAGTGCAGTTTCTCAGGGGAGTGTGAGATTGAGGAGGATGCCCTCAACAGACTGCAGGCATTAAGAGACGAGTGGGGCAAACCCATCAAACTGTCTTCTGCATACCGTGCAGCTCATCATCCAAGAGAACGGACCAAACCCAATGGCCCAGGATACCATCACGGCTTGAACGGCACCGGAGGGCAGGCATTCGACTGTCTGATTGCTGGTGAGGATGTGGTCCCGTTTATTGCCTTGGCAATCAAACACGGATTCCGAGGGATTGGAGTGAATCAAAAAGGTGAATGGAATCAAAGGTTCATCCATATTGATACAAGAGACAAATACGCATGTTGGAGTTACTAGATGGATCTATTAAATTCAATCATTGATTCAGGCGGACTGGAATTATTCTTGGCAGCGACAGGGATGGGGGCAGCAGTTCCCGCAGTTGTGTTCTACAAACGAATGCGAAAAGCAAAGAAAATGAAGGAGCAAATTTTTGGCTAAGAAACTGGTGGAGGTTGCCATCCCTCCAGGTTTTGTGGATGGGACCGCACGACAGGTCAAGTCTCGGTGGATCAGAGGAAATCATGTTCGGTTCCGAGATGGTCGATTGCGTCCAATCGGGGGATGGCAGGAGTTCCCACTGTCGAGGCACAGTGCAAACCTTGATTCTGCAGTGCGGGGGCATCATCAGTGGCGAAACAATCTAGGTGTTGGATTGATGGCATTCGGGACTGCAGGATCAGGCGCACCAAATTATGGAAAACTCTTTGGAGTCGAGATCACCAACCCTGGGACGTTTACTGATGCCACGGCAGACACGACTGATGGATCGGCAGACATTACTGTGGATGACGGGACTGCCTTTGAAGTTGGAGACTTGATTTCCGGTGCAGGAATCCCTTCAGGTGCATCCATCACCGCAGTCAGTACGAACACAATCACAATCTCTGCAAATGCTACGGCAACGGCAACCAACATCACGGTCACTGTCACACCCACGCAATCAAGGCAGAGATTAGTGGAGATCACCCCCACCGGATACCAGGCAACTGGAGATGCTGAGTTTCGTCCTGCCTACGGAAGTCACTACTACGGAGTCGATACCGATTACGGATTCAGTTACAACGCAAGTGGATCTGCTGCATACAGCAGGACAGCTCATTTCAGCCTAGATAATTTTGGGGCCAACCTGATCGGTTGTCAGTCAGGGGACAAGGGGATCTTCTACTGGGAGGGAGATGTTGGAACGGCAGGAGGATCACCCACACTTGCCGAGGAGATCACGACTGCCAACGGATACACTGAAACTGCACCTTCTGCAGTTGCCATCCTGGTGACGCAGGAGAGGCATGTTCTGGCTTTGGGTGCAGCAGGGGATCTGAGACAGATCAAATGGTCATCGCAGGAAACGATTGATGTCTGGACCGCCAGTGCAACGAACACTGCAGGGGATCTGACTCTGCAGACCACAGGATACATTGTCTGCGGGAAGAGGGTGCAAGGTGGAGTCTTGATCTGGACTGAAACGGATCTGCACCAACTAAACTATTTAGGCCCTCCGCTAGTCTATGGGGTGCAAAAACTTGCGGACAATGCGGGGGCACTCAGTCCTTATGCAATCCACAGCAGTTCTGAAATCACGACATGGCTGAATAAACAGGGATTCTGGATTTACGATGGGTATGCTCGACCACTGGACTGCCCCATTCAGGATCGAGTGATGAGAACCGTAGACTGGTCCCAAGAGGGTTTGATCTATAGTGGAGGAAACTCTGAATTTGGTGAGGTCTGGTGGTGGTTGCCTGCGAGGGCAGGGACTGCAGGGCAGAATGGGTACTATGTCATTTATAACTACCGAGATGGAGTCTGGTACGACAGTCTGAACATTTCAGGGATCACTCGCAATGCCTGGATCGATAAGAACGTCTGGAATGCTCCCCTCGCAGCAGATCCGTCTGATAACAAATTCTACATGCATGAGTCCACTGATCCGGCACAGACGACGACTGCCGAAGCGGAAACAGGGTCCATCGACATGATGGGAGGAGAACGGTTTAGTCGAATCTCAAAGATATTTACCGACTCCGACCAAGACACGGCAGGAAGCATCAACTATCAATTTTTTACGGCAGCATCTGCAGACGACACCGAGACAGCGTCCAGCACTTTTCCTCTGGAAGCAGATGGGGAGATCGATGTCAGATTGCAGGGACGGCAGGTGCGATACAAAGTCTCAGGTGAACTGGCAAATGACTGGACGGTGGGAAACACAAGATTTGAGACGCATATTGGGGGAAGAAGATGATCCTGCCCAACCCCCCAGGTCAGTACCTGCAGGCTTACTTTGCTCCCGTACTGCAGCAGATCGCAAGGTTGTTGACGACCAGTTACCAGAAAGGATCTGACGTGGAACTCAACGCAGATCAACGTTTAATTATTGTTTCACCCAATGGGACCCGCTATCAGATTGAAGTGGACAACTCAGGGGTTCTCAGTACCTCAACCGTGAGTTAAAACCCATGATTCGACAAGATCAAAGAACCACAGGCCGCAGCAACTCAGGCAGGCAAGCACCCGCAGTTCAACGAAATTACAGCAGAATCCCAATCATCAGTGATTTAACAGACATGCTGTCGGGAGGTGGTGGTCAACCGGACATGCAGACAACCACACAGCAGAACCTGCCATCCTGGGCAATCCCTGATGCGATGTCTACATTAGGCATGGGGAACTACTACACCCAGAACCCTGACTATCGTGCCAGCACCCTAGATCGTGATTATTCAGGAATCCGAGGGGGTGCATCAGGAGTCGGACAGGTTGGACTCAATCCACGCAGACAGGCACTTCCTGCTCTGCCTGGGGCAAATCTTGATGGGACTATGCCCTATCGTCCTGATGACATCAACAACCTAGTATCTGTCCTTCCTCCAGATCTACAGACTGGAGGTCCTCTTTTGCGAAGACCTGTGCAGAACATGGGTCCAGATAGCTTTAGAAGAGGACGAACGGCAAATGATGAGGAGAAGGGTTTCTTTGAGTCGTTGTCTGATTCAATTCCACAAATTGATTTGCCAGACATTGATCTTGGAGGAGGTAATGTTACTCCAATTCCATCAGGAGGGCCTTCAGGGACATCTGGACCATCAGGAGAAACGCAAACCTACCAAGAAATTTTGAATGAATCATCTGGGACAGGTAACAATCAGACGACAGAAACACAAACAGAAACACAAACAGAAGAGACTCCAGTCCGAGGATCAGGTAATGAAGGGAAACCTGTTCCTGCGATAGATTCAAAGGATATTTTTGATCCTTCCATGATGACCCCCTTCCAAGCATTTGATCGACAACGGTTTGCAGGTCCCTCTGAAGGGACTCTCCGAGGAGAAGGGATTCTGTCAGGTCGGTACGATCAACGGTTTGGAGAAGGTGGAACAGATCCGTTTGCTGCTGCAAATCAAGCAGTGGGATCTGCTGCGAACTATCAATCTGGATTCCAAGGAACAACTGGAGGGATCGGGGGACAGGCTGGAAACTACCAGCAGGGACTCGGATCAGCAACAAATCCCAATGTGTTCGAATCCGGTAACTACACCTCTGGACTGCCCAACTTTGCCAATCCCAATGCTGGGATGAGGAACGTCAATCAAGGACTCCAGACACGGCAGTTTGGTAATGCGAATCAAGGACTGCAGGGCCCTGTGAACTACCAGCAGGAACGGTCTCTACGGGATTCAATGCAGCAGTTCCAAGATCCGTACACGGATCGAGTGGTCAACCAGACCATCCGAGATATGGACCGTGCCCGACAGATGACTGCCAACCAAATCTCTGGGGATGCTGCAAAAGCCGGAGCATACGGGGGATCTCGCAGCATGTTGATGCAAGCAGAGAACAACCGGAACTTTGCAGATCGAACAGCCGCAGCAGTCGGACAATTACGATCCCAAGGCTTCCAAAGGGCCGCAGACCTCGCACAGCAGGAGAACCTGCAACGGTTAGGTCTCAGTGCATCAGATGTCCAGAACGTGCGTGGGTTGCAATCTCAAGGAAATTTGCAGGGGCAGAATTTGACTGCGAGAGATCTGCAGAATGTCCGAGGTCTTACATCTCAGGGTGGTCTTGCAGCACAGGGACTTCAGTCTCAGGGGGCACTGGCAGCACTTGGGGCAAATGCAAATCTGTATGGTCAAGCCCTTGGATTGAACCAAGGGATGGATCGTGCCGCACTTCAAGCCAATGCAGGACTCTTGGGTGATGCGATGAGATTGGATGCCAGTGACCTAAATCAACGCAGAAACATCGCAAGCAATGAGGCGCAGTTCTCAGAGACTGCAAACCGTGGAGCAGGCGCACTGAACCTCCAAGGGGGTACAGCACTGGGGAATCTGGCACAGGCTGGAACTGCAGACGAGAGGCAGAGGATTGCCGATATGCTGGCAGGTGGTGGGGCACAGACTGGACGAGACCAGCAGGACCTTGACTTCATTTATGGTGAATTTAATAGAGAACTTGGATTCCCTGGTCAACAGATTGACCTGCGAAATGCGGCAATCAGTCCTGCAACGGGATCGGTTGTGACGACAACCCAACCGAGGTATCAACAGAATCCAATTTTAGGAGGAGCAGGTGCTGGTCTTGCTGCCTATGGGATGACAGGCAACCCTTACCTTGCAGGGGGTGCTGCTCTTCTAAGTCTGCTTAGTTAAGGAGAACAGATGGCATTAGAATATTCGGGACTGCCCAACGCACAGGACTACCAGAAGTATCTGGATGAGGAGTTCTTTCGACTAAGCACGATCCCCAATCCAAACCTATCCAATCCTGCCTCTGCATACTCTCCGAATGCTTTGGATTATCTGGATCAGTTGGACCGAGCAAGACTCCAGCAGGCCATGATGCCGAACTTGCCAAAGACCCTGGGATCTGATCCAGCATCAATGATTGAGAGGCAGTTCCAGCAGTATCGGGATCAACGCCAAAGGGAAGCAATCCCCACAAACCGGAGTGCAGAGACACGGGGAGCGAGACCCCCTGCTAGTTATGATCCTCTCAGCTCAGTACAGACCAGACCTCGACCTGTCCAACCGATTACACCTCCTCAGTTACCCGCAACGGCAAAGGCAAACACTGCTGTACAGATTCCTGCCAGACCACAGACTTCTGCACCAGCACAAGCTCAGTCTGCTCCAGCACAGGGTGGCGGTCTGCTGGATGTAGATATGGATTTCTTTGATGACCCAACGAGGATGGGATTGATTCAGGCAGGACTGGGATTGATGTCTGCCCCAAGGTACAGCACGAACCCGAATGATGTGACTCTGAGTTCTGCACTTGCCAAGGGTCTCGGTGGGTTTGTTCAGGGGTATGGGTCAACGAAGAAGAGACTGACAGAGGCAGAGAGACAACGAATTGAAGATGAACGTGAGGCCCGAAAAGAAGAGTACGACATCATGTATCTGAGGGCATTGACCACTGATGCCATCAGTCGTGCCCAGCAGACCAGTGCAACGATGACAGAAAAGGCAGAGGCCCGACGACTGGCTAGACAACTAAAAGAAAGCCAGGTCAGTCAAATCCTCGGCAAACAACCTGATCTCAATCAAACCCAACGGGTGGAACGTCGAAAGCAGTTGATGGGGATGAGTCCCGAAATGCTGCAGTCGGAATATCATCAGTTCTTCCCCACTGCAGAGATGCAGGAGACTCAGAATCTGCGAGAGAAACTGGCAACCTACACAGGACAACCTGCTGAGACCTATGCTGCCTATGAGTCCAAGGATCTGATCTCTGCCATCAGTAAGTTTGAAGAACCGAAGAAACCGGAGACCAAACCCAGAGGAAGTCAGGCAGAACGAGACGAGGACATCCTGATCAATGCCACAGCAGAACAAGCCAACGATCCTAAGGTTCAGATGGCATTCCAGAGATTATTCCTAGAACCCTCGGATGAAACGACTCAATGGAATCCACAGAAGCAACAGACGGAACGGTTCAAGACCTACCCAACGATCCCATCTTTTTATGTGAAGAAGTTCCCAGCATTAGCACAACAGCAGGAACAACTGAAGAATCAGAGCAGTGTCGTCCCTGCGAAACCGAATCTGACGGAACAGCAACAACGGGCAAGGGGGAATGTCTTAGCAGGGTTTGAACAGGAGATCATCAGCAACAATTATGATGAGCCAATGGACACCTTCAGTTTTGATGAAGCAATGCCATTCCGACGATTCCAGTCAGATGAGTATCGAATGAAAATAGATGCCCAAGATCGTTGGATTGAGAACGTATTGCGAGCTGCATCTGGTGCTGCCATTGCCCAATCAGAATATGAATCATACCGTCAACAATACTTCCCCACACCAGGGGAAGGACCGGAAGCTAAAGAACGCAAACGACAGATGAGAGCATTGAAGGTGCAGGAAGCACAATTGAAAACTGCGGAACAAGCCCGAATCCAGGGGGCACTCCCTCAAGTAAGCGAAGACCCTGATGACATCCTACTTCAGTGAGTGACCTATGACCAAACTGCAGGAGATTCTAGTCAAAGTCTCTGATGCAAGGGCTAGAAATGTTTCGGAAGAAAACATCAACGAGTACCTGCGTCGAAAAGGGTACAGTCGAGACAGTTTTGAGGACGCAGTCCGCTATCTGATCAACAAACAAGGCAAGAAGGCAGGATACCAGAAGGCCCTCGGTGACAAGTTCAGTCCTCAGTTTGCAGGGGCAGTTGCCAGAGAGATTGCAGGGGGGTTGATGTACGAATGGGGTGATGAGGTGGAAGCCATCTTCCGCACTCTGGTCACAGATGAAACCTATGACGAGGCAAAGAACCAGATTGAAGGGGAACGCCAGACCTTCCAGAACATCGACCCCACGGCAACCGCACTGATGAATGTCGGAGGTGGAATCATGGGAGGTGCAGCAGAAGGTGCTGCCGCAGCACGATTGGGGATGCAGTTGCCTCAGATGCTGCAACCGACTACCGGACAACCTATCCGTAATGTTGCCAGGTCTGCAACGACTGGAGCAATGTCTGGTGCAGGGGCAGGTGCTTTGACGGCAGCAGGGGCAGATCAGAATGTTGGCATTGGTGCAGCAGTTGGTGCTGCGACAGGTGGGACTATCAGTCCAGCCGTGGATCTAGGTCGTGCAGGACTGCAGAGATTGCTCTCAGGATCTGGTGGAAACACTCCGATTGGGCCTGCCTCTCCTGTCAATGATTATGATCCCAACAACCGTGCCCTCCGCAAACTGCTGACCAGTATTGAAGACGACACAGGACTGAGAGGTGCTGCTGCTGTGGATGCTGCCAGACAACGACTCGGTGAGTTTGAGACAGCTCAACGAGGGGCAGAAGTTGCCATGCCTGACCTAGCAGGTCGGAATCTGAGAAAGACTACCGATGCACTGGTATCGACCCCAGGACCTGCATCTGAGCAGATCAGTGATATGTTGTTTAATCGGCAAGCAGGGCAGAGAGAAAGGTTGATTGGTAGTGCAGAAAGAGGGATGGGTGTTGGATCTGATCCAGAATTATTTGCTCAAGAGATGAAACAGACGAGAGATGCACTTTCTCCAAGATATCAGGCAATCCAGAACGACTTGATGCGGAGTCCAGTATATCAGCAGATTTATGAGAGAGATCCCAGATTCTCACAAGCTCAGAAATCCATACAACAGAACTACGGATTTGCTGGCGAACCGACAACAGGCCCAATCAAAACGGATCAAGGCAACATTCGACCAGGTCCTTACACAGTCCGAGAGATTGAAGATACACGGCAAGGGGTAGGGGATATGATTGACCGGAGACCTGTGGAGTCTGGTTATGTCTCTGGGGCAGAACGTCGATCTCTGTCCAAGAACTACTCGCAGATGATGGATGCTGCAGATGTTGATAATCCTGCCTATCAGCAGTTGCGTCGAGAAGGATTTGATACGAGAGAGATGCAGAGATTGAATTTGCAAGGATATACAGAGATCCCCCGAATGCCCCCAGATCGATTGCAGAATTTCGTAGAAGGTCGTACTGAAGCAGAGATGAATGCCATGCGTTCAGGGTTTGTACAAAAACTGAAGGACCAGATGAACGAGAAAACTGCCATTGCAGGAGATCGAACCAGAGACTGGTCCTCTCCGAATATGCAGAGACGCATTGAAATCCTATTCCCAACTCCTGAGAAGTATGCACAGTTCCAGAGAGAGATGGATGCAGAACGCACGATGAGCGAAACTGCAGGGTATGTATTAGGAAACAGTCGAACTGCAGAACGTCTGGCAAATCAAGATGAACTTGGTGGACTAACTCCCAATGAGTTCAGCAGTGCAATGCAGGCAAACAAACTGGATCTCCTGGCAAGAGGGGCAACCTTTGCGGATGATCTGCTGAGACGCAGAGAGATGAGACAGATGTCAGAACAACTAGGTCCTCGATTGTCTGGACAGGGATCTGCTGCCGTTGGTCAGAGTCTGGACGACCTGCAAAACTATGCGGCACTGAGGGACTTGATGGCACAGGAAAATGCCCGTCGAAATATGTTCTTTGGAGGTCTCAGTGGTAGGATTTCTAGTGGACTTTTGGACTGATCACACAAGCACATCACTTTTCATTTACCTAAATATACCAAACAAATTCAGTGTGTTAAGACCTAATCTTATCTGACTTCTAATCAGTAGGTTTCAGGTTCAAGTCCTGATGGGCGCACGCCTCCAGAGGAATTTCAACACTAGCACTTACTAGCACAAAGATCATAACGTTTAACTCCTCTCCAGATAGAAAAGCAGGCACTTGACCCAAGGGGGTACTCTCCGTTTGCCTGCTTCCCAATCCTGCCATGTACGATAGGGTACACCGCACTTAGTGGATGCCTCGACCATTGACATGCCTAACCTCTGTCGAGCATGTCTGAATTCAATGCTGGTCATATGGTAAGAGGATTTGCACAGATTCTTGAGGCCGAATCATTTTTCTGCAGCATCTTACGAACAACCGCTTGAATGGTGACATGGTCATAACGTCCAAATGTGTCAGCCAATGCAACGTCTGCTTCTTCTACCATTTCCAGCAAATCTGAGAATGTGGGAGGTTCGCCAGTAAAGTGGCAAATCCCACGGGCTTTGGTTAGTGATTGAGCAATTTCTTTGTGTGTCATACTTTATTTATTGGTAAAACTTATCATTTGATGTCGTACAATCTCACCTTCTAACCCATCTACTTTGATCCAGTCACGATTAGAACTGATTTCGACAACTTGGAACCAACCAGGAAGTCCTGCACGATAATCAATTTCTACCCACGAACCTATTTTGATTCGTGCCGAAAACTTTTTCTGTCCTTTTCCCCATTTCCAAGGAAGTGGATTGTCTTTGGGATTCCAAACTTGAATCATGCTGCCTCTGTTGTGTCTGATTTAGATCAGCGTCATTGCTAACCTGTTGAGACTATTAGACACGCATTGCGTGTAATAGTCAACAAGAAAAAACAAATTTTTTATAAATTTTTTACAAGGTCCTCAATCTCCTGACCATCTTCAGCATCCTGCTCGATATTTAAGAAGTCTAAAATAGTCTTTAATTTATCGGCATCTGTCTTGGTTGACCCTTTTTCCAACCTGGAAATCAAGGTCTGTCCAGATGGACCCCAACCGAAATGCTCTGCCAAGTCTGACTGACTCCAATTTTTTTTATCCTAGCTAATTGAATTTCTTGACCAATTTTAGCTGGAACACTTGCTTTCGCCAAAATTCCCTTTCTTAGTGCTTGACTTAAATATTTTAATCACTATTTTAGTGATTATTTAGCAATAGCTAACTGCTAACCATGCAAGCCATGAACCTTATAACGACTACAGAATTATCGCAAGAGACAGGTGTCTCAATTGATAAATTGAGAAAACTTCACCAGTCAGGGACAACGAAGTCAAGCAGGCAATACACACCCAGAGGTCCAATCCTTTGGACACGTTCAGCCATTAGCGAAATCACAGGACTACTGAATGACCGACCAAGAATTCAAGGAAATGAAATCTGATCTCCGTGAGATCAAGGAGATGATGCGGATCATCTCCAAACAGGTTGCAGCAGACCAAGAGGTTGCTGCTGTGCGGACCCTCCGAAGATTGGAGGAAGGGCGGATCAATGAACAGATCCGACAGATGAGCCAGATGGCTAGATAGATCCCTCACCGGTCCCCCAGTACCGTGCTTGCCGACTGTCCGTGGTCACATCCTGCAGGCAAAAACTGGGTTCCCACTGGGGTGCAGAATCAAATCACCATTGATGGTGTGGACATTAGTACGCAGGAACGTGCGAAGGTCATCTGCATCCCATTGGATGAACCAACCCAATACATGGAGTTCCCAATGTCTAGAGTCGAATACCTCTTTGATTTAGAGATTCAGCACCGCAAGTCCCGCCTGTTACGTCCCAGTCAGCAACTCTTCTTTCGTCGTGCCTATTGGTGGGTACGTCTTCAATGGATCACTTTGAAATGGAAACTCAGACAACAGAAGAAAAACTGAATGCTCGATTTGAAGCATTCAAGGAAGAAACGAAACGGATGGGTCGTGCGTACTGGGCATCTGTTCGTCGTGCAGAGGCAAGGTCCAAGGAGATCCGGCAGTCCTACACTGCAGTTTACCAGTGCCCCCAGTGTGGTTTGTTTCGTCCTGCAGACCACTCAAAAGGATGTACGGATCTCCGTCCCGCAGACATCTCGATGCAGGAAAAGTTGGACAGACGAGATGACCCGATGAATGACCGGACCTGGGACTACGATGTGGACCCCCACAAGATTGCTGAACTATGACCTTTCCCCATAGCGGCAACAAACAATGCCGCAATTGTCGGCACTACCGAACTGCAGGGAACTTCCGCATTCCCAGCAGTTATATTTGGGGAATGTGCGGGGTCACTGGGGCAGATGAGGCCCCACTCCATTCCTGCGCTTTCTGGGAATGGGATGAGAAGATGGAGGAGAAGAAAGTTGAGTGAGAAGCGATGGAACGAACCACGGATCTGTGTCGTCTGTGAGTTAAAGTACATCCCCATTCGGGCGCATCAACTGGCCTGTGGAGAGGTCTGCAGCAGACTCCATAAGTTAGAGCATGAGAAGGCGAAATATCGGTCCGTCAATCCCAAGAAATGTGTGGTCTGCAAGACCGTCTTCCAGGCAGACAGGAGATCAATTACCTGTAGCAAGGAGTGCAGTGTTAAGCGGAGGAATCAACGTAATGCGCCAAAGAAATATCCTCCCAAGAATTGTGTCGTCTGTGGGATTGAGTTCTATGCCAATCAGAGAGCAATTACCTGCTCTCCTGAGTGTTCTTACGAGTCGAAGAAAGAGAGGGCACGACTGGGGTTATATGTAAAGGATCGGCCTGAGAAACCCTGCGAGACCTGCGGAACGATGTTCAAGCCCAAGACGTTGGCACACCGATTCTGTGGACGCAAATGTTGGGAATCCAATCCTCGCAAACCTGCAGAGATCGTGGCCTGTCTGCACTGTGGGAAGGACTATACCAAGACGAAATCTCATCAGAAGTATTGCACCATCGACTGTTTTGAGACTGCCAGAAAGGAGCGGGCACAGTGGAACAATTGGAAAGTGAGGGGAGAACCCAAAAAGAAGATCGTCAAATGTAAATCCTGCAACTACCACTTTGAGCAGAAGCACTCACGCCATGTCTACTGTTCCGCCAGTTGTAATTGTGATGCCCAACGAGAGAGAGGACGTAAAGCGACAGACAACTCGCCCATCAGACCGAAAACTTGTCTGCACTGCAAGGAGAAGTTCACGTCACGAACTAGAAAATCGATGGCAAAGTTCTGTTCCCACAAATGTCGAGGTGGATACCAAGCCGCCAAACGTCAGGAAAAGATTGATGAGTTGGAGAAGGAACAGGCCAATCAGGTTGAGCTGCAACGCAAGTGGGACGACAGTTCCATCCAGGTCAAGGACTGTCCAGTTGAGACTGGGTTTGCCAAGGAGATTTGGGCTTATCTGAAGAAGGGCAAGACGATCACTCGGTACGTTCACCCCGTCTGGGCAGCAGGGTCAGTGATTGATGAGGACGAAACAGAACTATTTGAACTATAGGTGCTGGGCAAAGTGGTCGGAGAATCCTCCCTAAAAAAGTTCTCCTATGTCATGTGCCACCTAATCAATAAGGGAGTTTTTGTACGTTTTCTCTCCCCTACGATCTCAGCACCACCGACTGATCTGCATCAGGTCCATCCTGTGGGCCTGGTAGAGACCAGTCACGGACAAAGAATCAGAGGATGTAATTACGCTATTGGGTCCTCTCAGCATAAAGCTGTCAATGCGCTCGACGTTCTGCTGACACGGTAACGTTGACGAGGTTTTTAGTCCAAACCGATAACGCCACTTGGGATCTGGCGAGAAGGTGCTGGTCTCCTATTTCAAGACTACATTGATTGCGAGGTGTGTTGAGACTGTGTCGGATCAGGTCAGTTGAGGTTTGCTGGGATGTGATGCGTTGGGGTGCGGCTAACGACAGAACAGAGGGACTAAAAGCCCTTCTATTCTATCGTTGGATCAGAACGAGGTATGGAAAGGTGAGATTTGGATTGGTCCGCTTTGTTTGGATGAGCTGTGATCAGGTGAGTTTCGATGGGTTGGGATCTGGTTAGATTGGCTACGGTATCGTAAGGCGTGGCTAACGACAGAATAGAGACTCTATGGGGGGTCTCTCTCCTATCGTTAGATGGGATCAGGGTTAGTTTGGTTGAGGTTGGTTGGGGTGAGTTGTTGCCGGATTTGGTTTGGTTAGGCTAACGACAGAATAGAGGGACTAAAGGTCCTTCTCTCCTATCGTTAGATGGGAACAAGGTGTGTCATGTCAGGGTTAGTCAAGTTGAGGTGCGTTCTGCTGAGATCGGGTCCGTTTAGGTCTGCTGAGTTGAGATCGGGAATGTTCGGGTCTGCTCTGTTCAGTTTAGGTGTGTCCAGGCAAGACAGGATCTAGAATTTTACACACTTGGAGTGGCGAGGCGTGACTGCCTCTCTACTCTCACTCTCTCACTCAAGAAAAGGTAAACACTATGGAAATTCTACGTTTCCAAATTAAGGGGGAAACCCCATTGATGATGCACAACAATGTCGCTTGTGACCCGTTGCATCCATTAGCCAAACAGATGAAGAAGATTTCGTCTGTTCGAAACAAGACCGATGAACACCATGAGGAATTGGCCTTCATTGAATACCAGGCAGGTATCTACCATGACCCAAAGATTGGTCCCTACATCCCAGGCCGTTGCATGGATGCTCTGCTGCGAGAAGCTGCAAAGTTCTCTAAGAAAGGCAAGACCGTGACCCGTGCCCTGCAAACCGTAGAGGACAAGATCAAACTGATCTTTGACGGACCCTCCGACATCCCATCCTTATACAGAAAGGGATTCAGGGACCGCAGACCTGTCACCGTGAACAGATCCACTGTGATCCGTACCAGACCCTTCTTTGATGAATGGGCCGCAGAGTTTCAGGTTGCCATTGATCCATCCCAACTTGATGCAATTGAGGTGAAGCAGTTCCTCGAGATTGGAGGTCGTCTGGTTGGTCTCTGTGACTACCGTCCTACTTACGGCAAATTCAATTTAGAGGTAGCCGCCTAATGGAAAAGCTCACCGTCTACCCTGCTTGGAAAGCCAGAGTCGAGGAGATTCTGGAACTCTATGAGATTGGTGAGCTGATCCCTCACCAGTTCTTTTATGACCTCTTTGAATGCCATCCGAATCAGGAAGGGATCTCCGTCGAGGCATACAAGAAACGTCAGATCGAGTTCCTGCAGCACTTCACGGGATTCCGTGACCATCTGCTACTGGATCATAAAATCGATCTGGTCAACGTCCGCACAGAAGGATACCGAATGGTTCCTCCTTCTGAGCAGGCGGAACTTGCTGAAAGGCAACTGCATCAGCACCTCTCCAAGATGCTGGACAAGGCTCAACGTCGAGTGTCCTTCACCCGATTTGAGGAACTGGATGATCATCAGAAACACCGTCACCGAGAGGTTGCTGTGCGTCTGAAAAGTCTATCCATGATGGCTAGTGATAAACGTAAAGAGATTCCCAGCCTGCGTGAGCATTTGGCAATAGAGAATCAGTAAACAAAACACTAAACAAAAGGTAAAGATGGCTTGGTTGCCCAAATCCTACAAAGCACCCTCCGCAGGGGGGGACTTCCTGGTTCCTTCAAGGATTCCTGAATCTGATCACATGGATCGACCTGTCAAGATCCGTGTCCTTGGAAACTTTGATTTTCCCAAGACTGCCATCATGGGGTGGAGTTCCTGGGAACGTACAGCACAGAAGAACATCTGTCACCGAGTGGAATATAGCGATGAGGCCAGAGCAGAACTGGAAGCCAGGGAGTACGATGATGTCAAACACTTCTGGGCCTTGCTGGTTTACAACTGGGAAGAGATGAGACCCCAAATCTTTGAGTTCACCCAGGCCAGCATTCGCAACGACCTGCTGAAACTTTTCGCTGATCCTGACTGGGAAGATCCAAAGGATTATGACATCAAGATCCGTAAGAACGGGTCAGGGGTCAACACGAAGTACAGTGTTGTCCCTGTGGGAAAGGCCGAACTGCCCAAGGATGTCCGTGATCAGATCAAGTCCAGCAAGTACGACCTCACCCGTCTGTTCAAGAATGAGCAGGTCTTTGAAGGGTCCGTTACTCCCTTGGAGAAACCAAAGGAAGTGAAGGAAGAAAAGCAGATTGCCACTCCAGAGGAAGAGGATGTTTTATTCTGACCCTTATGAGGTGATCAGACATAAAGGCATGACTCCACCCGATGAAATCTTCTTTGACGAGGAGATTCATCGGTTCTCTGCCAATGGCAAACCAATGGACAAGGCGGGATGGTACACCGGAAAGGATACCGGAGACCTGAAGGTCCTTGTCTTTGGAGATTGGCGGATGGGTGGAAAATATGTCTGGACCAATCTGGAAACCACCGACAAACGAACCAAGGAATACAAGCAGGCTCAGAAGATTCATGAGGAACTGAAAGCCAAGCAGGAAGAGCTGCAACGGCAGAAGTACGAAGAATCTGCAGAGTATGCAACGAGAATCTGGGAGAAGTCCGTAGATGCCCCTGCAGATCATCCGTACCTGCAGAAGAAAGGGATTGGACCGAATGGGATTCGTTTCAAACGTGACCAGAATCAGGATCGTCTGGTTATTCCCTTGATGAATGAGAGACAACAGATTCAAACCCTGCAGTACATTGATGACGATGGCAACAAATTATTTTTACCCAATGGAAAGGCCCGTGGTGGGTTCTTCTGGATCGGAACAGACCCTGATGAAGTAACCCCAGAGGTCTTGCTGGTCTGTGAAGGTTTTGCAACTGCTGCCAGTCTTCATGAGTGTACTGGATACCCTGTGGTCGTTGCCTTTAATCTAGGGAACCTCAAACCTGTCCTGCAGGCCGTTTTGCCTCGGTTCACTAGTCAGACACAGGTTCTGCTTTGTGCTGATGATGACCGTTTTAAGGATCGAAATCGAGGAATGGAGGAAGCTGAGAAACTGGCACAGGAATTTTCTCTGCGTTGGGTTGCTCCCAAATGGCCTGACGGATCAGACACCGGAACAGATTTCAATGACCTGGTTGCCCAGATTGGTAAGGATCAAGTCCGTGATCAGATTGAGTCTGTCCTTGACAAACCAGCCGAGATCCCTGCTTCCTGGTGGAAGATCAGCGAAAAGGGAGCAATCAGTTTCTCGAGTCAGTTTGCTGCAGAGTCCTGGGTTCTCTCCCATGAACACCGAGTCTATCAACATCCAGACCTCTGGCAGTTCAATGGGAAGGTCTGGGAACGACTGGAACCAGAGTCTGCCAAGGCAGAGATCCGTCGTCTGGTCTGTCGAGGCAAAGGTGCAGAGGAAGGGATGCTGCGTTCCTCCCATGTTGAGGACACCTTGTCTCAGTCCAAGATGATCCTCCAACAAGGCAACCTGATTGAGTTTGATCACAACCCAAAACTGCTGGTCTTCCGTAACGGCACTTTGGACCTCGATGCTGGAGAGTTCCGTAAAGGACAGTGGAGTGCAGAAGACCATACGACGATCCTGCGAGACTATGACTATGATGAGTCTGCCGATTGTCCAAGATGGAAAGCATTCTTGGAAGAAGTCCAACTCGAGAAGGATACGATCCAACGACTGCAGGAATGGTGTGGATACTGTCTTGTTCCTGATGTCTCTCTGCAACGATGTCTGATGCTGGTCGGTGATGGAAAGAACGGGAAGTCTGTCTTCCTCCAAACACTCCGAGAAGTCATTGGATCTGCCAACGTCTCCAGCCTAGAACTCGCAGAGATGTTTGATCGCTTCAAGGTCGGAGGACTGCAGGGGAAACTAGCCAACATCTGTAGCGATGTGGACACCAACACTGTCATCCATACCAGTTTCAAGAAGATCGTCGCAGGAGAACACACCGTTGCCGAACGCAAACACTATGACCCGTTTGAGTTCCAGCCCTTTGCCCGAATCCTTTTCTCTGCCAATAAGTTCAATCCTACCAGGGATCACTCTGAAGGATTCTATCGACGTTTCGACATCGTCCGATTCCAACGGTTTTTTGAAGATCATGAACGAGATCCTGCTCTGCTTTACAAGCTTAAAGATGAACTGCCTGGGATCTTCAACTGGGCACTGCTCGGATTAATTCGGATGATGAACCAGAACATGAACCTCACTCACTCCAACTCAATGGCACAGGAACATGAGAAGTTCAGACTAGAGACTCATCCGTTCCGTGGATTCTTAGAAGAATGCTGCGAGATCAAAACAACCGAAGAAGGTGATCCTATCGGTAAAGTTGAGAAGTCCTTCTTCATTGAGAAATACAAGGAATGGTGTGAACAAAATGGCTACCGAATGCAATCCACTCATCGAATCACTGCAGACCTTGCTGCTCTCGGTGTAGAAGTCAAACGAGCAAGAGAAGGAACCAGCCTCATCCGCCAGTATGTTGGCGTGATGATGCTCTGACTCAAGAGACCATGATGAAAATGTTCCCACTCTGTTCCAACTTGTTCCACCTTTTAAAAGTAAAGTGGGAACAGGTCTAGCCCAGTAACAGCAAGGGAAAGAGAAGACTGTTCCATCTGTTCCATCTTTTTTTTATTTATTACGTGAAGAGAGAAATAGAAATACAAGAAAATATAGAAGAATAATGAATATATATAATCTCAATAATATAAATAATCTGGGGAAAAAGTTGGAACAGTTGGAACAAAACCTTGGAGACCAGAAAGAATCTGGCCTACAGCGTTCCAACTTTGGTAAAATAGCTGGAACAAGGTTGGAACAAAGTTGGAACAAATCAAGGGTCTGTGAGGCCAAAAACTGCAAAAACACTAAGGATTTCAATGTACTATGCGGAGAATGCGAAATTCTTGAATTTAGCGAGTTTTGTCGCCTTGGATCGATATTTTATATACCTAATCATTGGATAATCCCCGAAAATCAAGAATCAATGGACGATTTACAAGAAATGGCAGAAGTCGTGACCAATATCGTCCGTAAACGTGATCACTCCCTGAAAGTGGTCTTGGATGGGAACAAACTCATCTGCCAGTCTTGGATGAAAACCCATGTTGATGAATCTATTCCAGAATGGTTGAGATAATGACTGAGCCAAAGAAGAGCAATCGAAAGTATTCCGATGAACAGGTGGAAGTGTTCTGCAATCACATTGCGGATGGGATGTCCATTCAAGAGACTGCCGAGAAGTATGGGATGACGAGATATGCCTTGTATCAGTTGCTGAACCGGAATCATCAAGAACGGTATATGTCTGCTCTCAATCAGAGAGCTATGCGACATGCTGAACACATCGAACATTTAGCACGAGAGTGTGAACAGGGACGGATTGATCCACGTGCTGCGGATGTGTCCATCCGAGCAAGGCAATGGATCTGCGCCAAGTACCATCCTGAATTCCTTGCTGAACGAATGAAGAAGGATGTGTCTGTTGAGCATTCAATGCGGAAGGAACACTTGGACACGATGAAGAAGATTGCCAAGAGGAAAGCGGAGATTGAACATCAGCCTGAGCAAAAGACCAAGGACTAAGCAGATGCTTGTTAGCATTACGTGCGCCCGATTTGATACACATTTTATCGTCTCTATGCCGCATAAACACTGGGGTATGAGTCCGATATCTGACATTATCGAACATATAGATTTTATCAATTTGGGGGGTCAGATCGCAGATTTTCGCAGACCCCCCCTGGGGTGGCGGAACCAAGGGGCGGGTGCGTGGGCGCACCCCTCCACCTCCCCCGTACCCCCTGAAATCTGAAACCGTGCCCCAATGCTAAAAATTTTCAAAATTTCCCCAGTTGCCAAACCAAGGATGACCCGCAGAGATGTCTGGGCCAAGCGAAAGGTCGTAATCCGATACCGTGCGTTTTGTGATGAGTTACGGACTCAGGCCGAGGGTTGGACGTTACCGGATGTGTTCCGAGTGGTCTTTGTCTGCCCAATGCCGAAGTCCTGGTCCAAGAAGAAGAAGTTAGAGCAAGCAGGCAAACCGATGCAGCAGAGACCGGATGCAGACAATCTCTGCAAGGCATTGATGGATGGACTGCTGAAGGAGGACTCGACGGTCTGGAAGCTGGAGATTGAAAAAATCTGGGGGAATGAGGGTGCAATCATCATTGACGATTTGCAGGATGAAGCATGAACCTTTCCGAATCCGTCCTCCTCTACGCAGACAGACCAGCAGAATTTGTGGAAGACCTCCTCAACGTCGAACCCCAGGACTGGCAACGGGAGGTCTTGCAGAAGATTGGCAAGGACAAGCGATCTCTCTGCTCGGTGATCAGTGGACACGGATGTGGAAAATCTTCAGTTGCGTCCTGGTTGATGATCTGGTTCCTCCTGACGAGGTATCCGGTGAAGATTGTCTGCACTGCGCCTTCTGCATCCCAGTTATACGATGCCTTGTTCGCAGAGGTGAAAAGATGGATCAAGGAACTTCCTTCCCCTCTCCGCAATCTGCTGGAAGTCAAGAGTGACCGGATTGAGTTGGCATCTTCTCCGACAGAGGCATTCATCAGTGCAAGGACGAGTCGTGCAGAGTCTCCAGAGGCAATGGCAGGCGTTCATGCGGAGAACGTTCTTTTGATTTTCGATGAGGCCTCTGCAATCCCAGAGCAGGTGTTTGTTTCAGCATATTCCTCGATGAGTTCCCACAAGGCATCTGTGTTGTTGATTGGCAACGGGACCAGAAACAGTGGGTACTTTTACGAAACCCATACGAGGTTGCGAGACAGATGGTGGACTAGACGGGTGAGTTGTTACGACAGTGATCTGGTGAGTGAGGACTTCATTGAGGAACTGAAGATCAAGTACGGAGAGGAATCGAATGCCTTCCGAGTGCGGGTGCTGGGAGAATTCCCTCTAGCAGAAGACGACACCCTCATCAGTCTCCATGCCGTGGAGCAAGCCAGCAAACGAACAGTCGAGCAACCGGAGGGAACCCCTACAGTCTGGGGATTAGATGTCGCACGATACGGAGACGATGCATCTGTGCTTTGTATTCGGAAAGGTCGTCACCTCCTCAAACTGCAGTCTTGGAAGAAACTCTCCTTGATGGAACTGAGCGGCCGAGTCTTGGACTTGCTGAACTCGGCAGACGAACCTCCAGATGAGATCCTAGTGGACTCTATTGGATTGGGTGCAGGGGTCTTGGACCGACTGCGGGAATTGGACATCAGTGCCCGTGGAGTGAATGTCTCCGAATCCCCAGCAATGGCAGACCGATATGCCAATCTCCGTGCAGAACTCTGGGATGCAACCAAATCCTGGTTTAGTGAGGAGGTGCAGATTCCGAATGACGACAGTTTGATCGCAGACCTGACTGCACCACGGTACTCCTTCAACAGCAGTGGCAAGATGATCGTGGAGAGCAAGGCCGAAACGAAGAAACGTCTGGGCAGATCGACAGACTTTGCAGACAGTCTGGTGCTGACGTTCGCAAGTTCGGCAGCAGGCGCATCAGGGCAGTATCGGAGGAGGAGTCGAGGTCGCAGGAGGAACGTGGGAGGAGTTGTCTAATCTATACCATATATATATAGGAGATTTTTATGGTCTTATCGGATGAAAAATTATTGGAACTAATCACAAGCGGATACTTGCCTGCCGATGTCCATCTCGGACCCTGTTCAGTAGACCTGACTTTAGGCAAGGACTACCTGATTCCGTACCTTCCCGAAGATCGTCCGTACATCACAACAAATGAAGACTACCCCCACAAACTCGCCCCAGTCGAGACCACCATCCTCTACCCTGGCAAGTTCCTGCTGGCAACCACGAACGAACTGATCAAAGTGCCGGATCATATGTGCGGAGTCGTGCATGGGAGATCCAGTGTCGGACGGTTGGGCATCCAGGTGCAGAACGCAGGATTTATCGATGCTGGATTCACAGGTCAGATCACCCTCGAGTTGGTCAACCAATCCAATGCCCCCGTCCTCCTCAAACCCATGATGAGAATTTGCCAACTGGTGATGCACAATCTGCACGGGCAGTCGAAGAGGCCATACCGAGGGAAGTACCAAGGTCAGGTAGGACCGACACCATCGAGGATTAAGGAGGATGAGGAATGAAACTGGTTTCATATGGAGGAGGGACGAACAGCACCGCAATGTTGATTGGCATGAGAGACTGGTCTTGGATTCCTGATGCCATCTTGTTTGCAGACACAGGAGGAGAACGACCAGAAACCTATGAACACCTTGAGCGGATGCAACTGTGGTGTAAACGAAATGGGTTTCCTGAGATCACCATAATTCGCAAAGAAGGTAATAACGAAACACTAGAAGAAGAGTGTTTACGGAAAAAGACACTTCCTCCTGTTGCCTTTGGATTCAAAACTTGCTCTCTCAAGTACAAGATCGAACCGTTTGAGAAGTGGTGCAACAACAACTCAGAATGCAAAAAAGTTTGGGACAATGGAAAGGTTGTTCAAAAGTTCATAGGCATTGATGCAGACGAACTGCACCGTGCAGTTAAAAGCAAATCGTCAAAATACCAAAATGAATATCCTTTATTGCTTTGGGAGTGGGGTCGTGACGACTGCATTACAGCAATCAAAAAGGAAAATCTTCCGTTGCCTGGGAAGTCTGCCTGTTTTTTCTGTCCAAACGCAAAACCTGCAGAAATTCTTGAGTTGCCTCCAGACCTTCAAGATCGTGCGATGGCAATGGAGGAGAATGCAGAACTGAACAAGATTAAGGGATTAGGCCGAGATTGGTCTTGGACCCATTTAATCAAGACAGCAGGACTTCAGGAGACATTCCCATTTTATTCTGAGATGCCTTGTGGATGTTATGATGGATAGAGAGCAAATACTAGAGACAGCAATTTCCTTGATCACAGGAGATCGACACAATTCATACGGGGAAGCATCCGCACATTTTGCAGAAGTTGCCAAGGTTTGGTCTGTTGTTTTAGGTCAAGAGGTATCAAGTGCAGATGTCTTGCTGTGCATGGTTTCCTTGAAATTGGTTCGATTGTCAGGGGACCCCACGCACCTAGACAGTTGGATTGATTTAGCAGGATACTCTGGTCTTGGTGGAGAGTTGAGCAAAAAAGATGAAGAGTAGACCCCACCGCAGACCGTTGTCTGCAAGACTGCAGGAAAGATTGTCTGCCCTCCCTGCAAAGGAAGAAGATCATGAGGAGGAGGATGAGTACCAGGGGTCCTATGAGCTGAAAGCAGAGATGGATTATCTGCAGAAGGTGATCGTAGAACCTGCCCTGAAGTTCTGCGGAAAGTGCCAGACCTTCAAACCGAACAAACCCCCCTTCTTCCGTCCCACCCAGTCCATCTGCAGATTCTGCGAAAAGAGGACCTAAGCTGGTGATGGACCTAATACAAGGCGATTGTCTGGAGAAGATGAAGAAGATACCTGATGGGAGTGTGGATTTAACAGTAACCAGTCCTCCTTACGACAACCTTCGCACGTACAATGGCAATAATGATCAATGGGGAGAGCATGTTTGGAAAGCAGTTATTCAGGATCTCTATCGAGTAACGAAAGACGGTGGTGTCGTTGTCTGGGTAGTGGGAGATGCAACGATTGCAGGGAGTGAAACAGGCACATCCTTCAAGCAGGCATTATGGGCTAAAGAGTGTGGATTTAATCTCCACGACACGATGATTTACATGAAACCGAATTTTTCTGCGGTTGGAGCATTGCAGACAAGATATGCACCAGTTTTTGAGTATATGTTTGTCTGGTGTAAGGATAAATTAAAAACATTTAATCCCATAAAAGACAGAAAATGCAAAACAGTCGGAGAAAAAAAGGGCGAAGGGACAATTCGGCTGGAAAATGGTTCTTTTAAAGCAAAGTCAAATCCAGACTGGATACAGCCTGAATATGGACAACGATTTAATATTTGGAAGATCACTCCAGAATCTAGAGGAGGGAATCATCCTGCACCTTTCCCATATCAGCTTGCTCATGATCATATCATTTCTTGGAGCAATGAAAGTGATATTGTTCTGGATTGCTTTATGGGAAGTGGCACTACTGGCGTAGCTTGCAAACATCTCAAGCGGAACTTCATCGGTATTGAACTTGATTCAAAATATTTTGAAATCGCAAAAGAGAGCATAGAAAAGGGGAATATCGTAAAGGAGAGAATAGAGGAGGAAATCCTAGAGGATACAGCACAATTGGAATTTCCCTTACTCTGATTGAAAAGACTTGCATCTTCTGCGTTTCCTTGTTCCAGTTTCAAGTAATTTGAATTACCCGAATTACCGGAGATGGGATGGCAATCACTTACCGTGGTGAACGTTTTTCTGGGTACAACAAACCAAAGCGCACACCCTCCCATGCCAAGAAATCCCATGCTGTTCTAGCAAAGGAAGGGGACACCGTGCGCCTGATCCGTTTCGGACAGCAGGGGGTGCAGGGTGCAGGTTCCAATCCCCAGACGAAGGCTCAGAAGGCCCGTCGAAAATCCTACTATGCCCGTCACAACGCTCAGGGCAAACCAACCACCAAACTTTCTGCCAAATACTGGTCCCACAAAACAAAATGGTGAATCATGCCTCAAGTTGGAAATAAGAAGTATTCGTACACCAAGAAGGGAATGGCCCAGGCGAAGAAAGCTGCAAAGAAACTAGGGATGCCGATGAAGATGAAGGCAACCTACAAGAAGAAGAAGAAGTGAGCGAGAACCGACCGAACAATCCCAAACTCTGGGCCAAGGCAAAAGCAGCAGCAAAGCGGAAGTTCAAGGTCTATCCCAGTGCATATGCCAACGGATGGGCTGCTAAGCAGTACAAGTCCCAGGGAGGAACCTGGTCGAAGAAACCAAAGAAGAAGTAATGGCAAAAGGTGGGTTGGACAAATGGTTCAAGCAGAACTGGGTGGACATCAGCAGAAAGAAGGATGGCAAACATCCCCCCTGTGGTCGCAAGAAGGCCAGCACCAGTTCCAAGGGATACCCCAAGTGTGTTCCAGCATCGAAGGCCGCAGCAATGACCAAGTCTGAAAAAACCTCGGCAGTCCGTCGAAAACGATCCAAGGCACAGGGAGTTGGTGGCAAACCAACGAATGTCGCAACCAAGGCAAAGAAGAAATAATGGCTGAATCCCCCCAAGCAATGACCGAAGACGATCTGAAAGCCTGGATTGCAGGAACGGTTCAAGATGCCGTCGATCATATTGACGATGAGGTCAGTCCCGTCCGAGCATCCAGTTTCCGATATTACCTCGGCAGTCCCTTCTCCGACAGCGGGGACAGTCCCACTGAGGAGGATGGCAGATCCCAGGTCGTCAGTCGTGATGTCCATGATGCCGTGCATTCAATCCTGCCCTCGTTGATGCGGGTTTTCTTTTCTCATGAAAAACCCTGCGAGTTCATCCCAAGAGGACCTGAAGATGTAGCAGGTGCAGCACAGGCCACGGAACTAGTGAACTGGATGATGCAGCAGTCGAATGCCTACAGTGTGTTCGCAGACGCAATGAAAGACTGCTTGATCAAAGGCGAGGGAGTGATCAAGTGCTGGCATGAGACCTTGTACGACATCCAAACCCGTGAGTTGATGGGCCTCGACGAGTTGCAGATCGGTCTCTTTGTGCAGGAGGGGTTTGAAGTTACCCAGTCTGAGGAGATTGAGGAGCAACCAGGGTTGTACAACGTCACTCTGACCAGACGGATTCCACGGGGCAAAACGAGACTAGAATGCCTCCCACCTGAAGAATTTCTGATTAATCGAACGGCAACCAGTCTGGAAGATGCCAAGATCATCGCACACCGACAACTGCTGCGAGTCGGGGACCTGGTCGAGTTGGGCTACCGTTACGAAGATGTGATCCAATACAAGGGATATGAGGACGATTTTAGGTCAAACGAAGAATGGAATCTGCGACATCCGAACTGGCGAGAAGAGGACGATACCGATGCAGATCCAGCCAATCGTCTAGTTCAGTACGTTGAGAGTTATGTCCGAGTAGATGCAGACGGGGATGGAGTCCCTGAACTGCGGAGAATCTGCACGATTGGCAATGCCCACGAAATTCTACTCAACGAACCTGCAGACTCACATCCTTTCGTGCTGATCCGCAAAGATCCGCTCCCGCACACCTGGCGAGGCATGAGTCTGTACGACGAACTTGCCGATGTGCAACGCATCAAGAGTGCGGTCATGAGAAACATGCTGGACTCTCTATCCTTGTCCACCAGACCTCGGATCTCCTATCTGGAATCTGCAGTGGACTGGGAAGACCTGGCAAACGATGAAGTAGGTGCATTGATTCCCATGCGACAGGCTGGAGCAATCCAGATGCTGGAAATGCCGTTCGTCGGTGCTGCGGCCTTCCCTCTCCTTCAATATTTGGATGAGATCAAAGAACAGAGGACAGGGATCTCCCGTGCCTCCCAGGGACTGGATGCAGAGCATCTGCAAAGCACAACGGCAGTTGCCGTATCTGCGACCCAAAAGGCAGCACAAGCCAGACTGGAATTGATCGCAAGAAATATTGCAGAGTCTGGATTCAAACCGTTGTACAAAAGAATGCTGGGATTGATTCTCCAGTTCATGGACCAACCTACCATCATGCGGCTTCGTGGTGAGTTTGTTCCAGTCGATCCCAGCACATTTTCCGACTATGACGTACTGATCACCCTGCCCCTCGGCAGAGGATCTGAAGAAGAACGCAGACAGGCCCTGCTGGGACTACTTGCCAAGCAGGAACAACTGATTGCCGAATACGGACCGATGAACCCCATCGTTGGGCCAGAGCAGTATTACCAGACCCTGCAGAGATTATTTGCAGATCAAGGTCTGGGTGCAGAGGCAGGCAGTTACCTCCGACCACCACAGCAGATGCAGGCATTGCTACAGCAACAGATGCAGCAGGTGATGCAACAGCAGAACGAAGAGCCGCAACCTTCCCCTGAGGAAATGCTGGCGCAGGCAGAGATCCAGAGGAAGCAGATCGAGGTGGCGCACAGACAA